CCTACATCAATATAGAAAATTCTTCTTTCTGGTGCTCTTGATAATCTGTAGATAACAAGAGAGTCTTCAATCATTCTTAACTGATTGACTGCCTTAATTGCTTTATGTAAGTGAGACAAGACCATGTTCTTGTTAAGGTCTTGAATACCAGAGTGACAATATGTCACAGAATCAGGAGCAATCCTCATACCTTGATTGGTACTATTCTTCAATCCCTTTGGATTGTATAAGAAATAGGATGCTGATTTCTGTGTGAGTTGAGTATTAAGATCAACACCTCTTAACTCACCAGGTTTCTTTTCCTCATACTCAGTTACTTTACGAATCTTACGAGGGTCAATATATCTAAGTTCGATCATTCCACCTCTAGGGTTTTTAGGATCGATTACCTTATGATAAAAAAGTCTCCCATCAACATACCATCGACGGAAGATTTCGTAAGATCTATTATCAAAATCAAGAAGACGGAGAATTTCATCGAACTCCTCACGAATTAACTTCTTAATTTTTTCTGATTGTTTTAAATTTGATAACTCTACTGCTATAGGAACATCATCAAAATTACCACAGATAGTTTCGTTAACTACATCATCAACTGCACTATCACATTCTGGTTGTAAAACCATCTCCCTATATCGGGTGATGAGTTCATAATCATTACGAACTGTACCATCAAAATCAACCGAATAGCCATAGTAACCACCCCCTACGATAGGTTGTGATCCATCTAAACTATCCTTTTGAACAAAAGAAGGCCCCTTGGGAACCTTCTTTGCCCTCTCTAAACTAAATCCAAAGAGCTGCGACATTACTAAATTTCTATTGTTCCTTCTCTATTTAGGTGAGTTTGAAAACCCTAACCAGCAACATCAATTGCTACAGGCTCCCAGTATTGGACTTGTAGTTCTACTGTAAACTCTTCAATAGCATCGTTGTTACCGAAGTCTAGATCTATAGCAGCAAGGTTACTTGGGAAAGCATTTACAAACCTATACTTCCTAAGTGCTTTATGACCTGTATCACCAGCACCACCAGTACCACCATCTGCCCTAGCATCTCTTGCTAATTGGGTTACATACATGTCAGCAAAATAATTTAATTTGTCATCACCAGCATCAGCATTACTTGATGTATCCCATGTAGTATAGTTCTCATTGTATGCCTGAATTTTTTGAAGCCAAACTTCAAAGGCATTTCTCAATACAAATCCAGTATCATTCTGTATGGTAATTGTCCATGGCTCAAATGTTCTATCTCCTGCAATCTTAAGAACACGACCTCTGAAAGGAACTTCAACTATACCTATTTGAGATGATGGTAAATTTGCTGCTCTAACTAGAAGATTACCTTGTTCTGTTAGTGTTGTAGCACTAGATGTATTTTCGGTACTATTAGTGCCAGTAACGAATGATGGAAAATTTAAATCAACCTGGAACAAATTGGGACGGGCAAAATCTGCACCTACCTTTGCTTTGAACTGGTCAATAGAACCTATTGCTCCCATGATAGAAAATCCTTGAATTACGTAGTCCTTTATATTTATTATTATTGATATTTTTAGACAAAAAAATAGCGGAGAAATCTCCGCTATTTTGAATCCATCTCGAACTCAGAATTATTTAGTTTGCTACTTCACCGAAACTTACTCCAGTACGTGTAGCAACAAATGTTAGAGTAATGTAATTGATTGTGCGTGTTGGTTTCACATAGATTTCTGCATAGAATTCTCCACGATCAACAGCCTCAGGAGGGTTGTTGGATCCATCACACTTAACTAAGAAGTCAGTTACACCACGACGACCTTGTACATCTCTCATGTATGGCTCAACGATGTTGAGGAATAAACCTCTTTGTGCTTCATCGTTTTGCTCGAAGAGTTGTGACTTAGCAGCACCAGAGATTACTCTCTCGATTGTTAAGAACAAACGACGAACGTTAATTCTATCGAATGCACTAGCAAATGATTGTGCTGTCTTATCTCCATAAAGAATGATTCCTTGTCCAGGGAATGCTACGATTGGATTAACTCGTGCACTGTATAGTGTGTCACGCTGAGTCTTGTTAGGTGTGTATGCAAGTTTAATTGCATTTCTTATACCACCACGTTGGAAACCAGCAGGTGAGAACCAAGGTTCTGCAGTCTCTGTTGTCTGTAAGCAAAGTCCAGCAATGTCTCCGTTACATGGGATATAGCGGTATACATCATTGTACTTGTCATACATGTACTTATATCCACTATCAAATGCGACATAAGAAGAACTTGGAAGTTGATCAAAGAAATCAACAATGTTTGATGTTGCAGTTGTTTTGTTTGCTACACCAACAACGTTTGCTCTACGTGGAGAAACGAATAGCATGCAATCTCTACGCTCCTCAACTATATTAACAAGTGCTGTAATCTTAGCGAGAGCAGCAGCATCATCAGCACCAGATGGTCCAGCAAGGATGAAGTCGATTGTTTGTGACTCAGGGTCAGAAACTAACTCATATGCACTAGAGATATCAGAGTTACCAACTGAATAACTTGATCCAGCAACTGTGTAATCAGCACCATCTGCTAAACGATAGTACCAAGTTGAGTTGTTCTTAGATCCAAGTGTTGTTACACCAGCAGGATAGTCAGTAGTACCACCAGATGAACGTAGTAGGTTAAACTGACGACCCTGAACAGTTTGTCCGAAGTTACCATCGGAAGCAGTACCAGTTGCAGCAAATCCTGTTGCTTCGTGTGATCCCCAATAAATGTAACTAGAACGCTGTTTGATTACAGTTGGATAGTAATTAACTTCACCAACTGAAGTCTTAGCATCAGATCCTTTGGATAGACCAACAAATCTTTCAAGAACTGAACCAGGATTTCCTGTGATCTTACCGTCAATATCAACTACAAGAATATGTAATTCGTCACGGTATCCACCAGCAGCAGCTGCATATCCAGAAGTAGCTGGACGTGGAGCAACATTAACCCACTTAAATCCAGGAAGATATTCACGCTCTGCATACTCACCACGAACTGAAGTTACAGCAACTGCAGTAGAGTTTGTATCCTGAACACTGTCAGCAGCAGCAAATGATATGCTATCTTTGTTTAGACCAATGTATAAACGACGCTCAATACCACTTGTTGCAATTTCAGCACTATTTGTTCCCTGAGTAATTGCTTGATCATCAGCAAGGATACCAGTAACACCACCACTAGGAAGTCCAATTTCTAATTTCTTATTAGTTAAATCCCAAGCAAGAACATCAACGGTCTCGTTTGAACCACCAATATTAATTGTTGTTGCAGCACCAGGAGTAAATCCACCAACAAGAGTATCAACTGTTAAAACTATACTATACTTAAATACTTTACCAGCAGCACCAGAAGTAGCAGATAGAGCTTCGTCAGCAACAAACTCATGCTCGTTACCTGAACCAGGAGCAGGTAGAACAGCAATCTGATCAGCACCAGCGTCTGTTACAAATATTCCTACTGAGTTTCCTTTACTACCAGCAGTTCTAGCAGCGAACTCCCAGTTGTTTGCAGCATCTTCAAATGTAGATTCGTATTCATCAAGGTTTTTAACAAGAGGAGCTGTTCCAGCATTAACTCCATTCTTCAATGCAGTTGAAGAAATTCTAATTGCTTTAAGAGTACCACCATAAGCAAGATACTGCGATGCAGTAAACCAGTACTCATAGTTGTAGTCGTTTGGTTCTCCGAATAATTCTACTAATCCTTTTTCCGTAGAAACATCTACTACTTCTTCAACAGGACCTAATTCAAAAGGAGCTGCTAATACACCTACATTTGCTGTCGAAAGGCTGGTGATTGTTGTCAGGTCTCTTTCCTGTACTACGACACCTGGCGATGATTGATTGGCTGCCATGTTTATAAACTCCGATGAATATCCCGATAGCGGTTAACTAAGATTATTTATATTTTTCAATCTTCACCTAAAGTCTAACATATGCTGGACATCTCCATATTCCGCAACTTCCCATCTCTCTCCTTGAGCATCTACTATAACATCTTCTTCCTGTCCATCATTAATAAATCCAAATGGAGCCATATCTTGTTCTATAGAATCTCTTTGATCCGCATATATTCTAGCTCGTACATCATTATCATGCATCTCTTTAAAGTACTCTTGCATAGCCATCCACGCAAACATAACCAAACACATAGCAAGGTCATCATGACATCCATCTTCTGCTTGGAATGATTGACCCTTCTGAATAAAGGTGGTCAATTCTGCAATAGTATCATAATCTTTAATGACTAATTTATCATCTTCTATTAATGCTTTAAGGTTAGAACATCCAACTTGTTTAACAGCAGTACTCATCTTCACACCAAGTTGTGTCTTCTTACCTGAGAACCCTTGTCCTAATTG